TACTACACGCAGAGAGCTACGCTTGCCTGAGGACGTCTTCAGTGAGAAATCATTAAAGAGTTACAAAGGCAAGCCAATAATCATTACCCATGACGCTGGGGAAGTTGACAAAAATAATGTCAGACAGGAGCAGATCGGCACTATCATGAGCGAGGGCTATAGAGACGGAGATTGTGTCCGTTGCGAGATCATCATCCATGATGTTAATGCCATGAATAAAGCCGGCCTCAAGGAACTATCCCTTGGATATGCGTTGGATACTGAGGAAACTCCCGGAGTATACAGGGGAGAGCATTATGACTGTATACAGAGAAACATCGAAATCAATCATCTGGCACTTGTCGGTGAGGCAAGAGCGGGAGACACCGCTAGACTGAACATTGACGGGAAAGATGATGATGTACAAATTCTTAAAGGAGGTAAAGAAATCATGTACAAACCCAACAGTGGTCGCAAAAACAACAGCGACGGAGAAGATTTGACACCAGAAGAAATGGAAGCTGCCATTGCTTTATACAAAGCACAGAAAGCGGCTTCTCAGGCATCCGGGGTAGAAGGGTCCGATGGGGACGAACCCGGAACAGAGGAACCAACAAATGAAAAGACGCCTATCGAGCAGGTTCGTGAGAACATCGATAGAAGGGATGCAGATGGATCAGAGATGTCACCTGAAGATATCATTGCAGCCCAGAAAGCAGATCTTGACACACTGCTTACAGAGATTGATAAGCTTCAGGCTTCCAATGACATGAACAGTGACAACGGAGAACCGAGTTCAGCAGAGGGAGAACCCGCTATTCCTGATGAAAATAATATGGATTCTGGATGCAATCCTTCTGCACAGGAACCTGAAAAGAAGGTAAACGCAGATTCTGTTGACCAGATTGTGATGGATAGACTTGATGTATGTCGAATGGCAGACAAGCTCAATCTTGATGGAGTAGAGAACCTTTCCGTGTTAGAGGGAAGAAAACGCATTATCAAAGCTGTTAATCCTAAGATTAACCTGGATGGTAAGAGTGCTACCTACATTACAGCTGCTTATGACATTGCAAAACAGTCGTTCCATGAAAGGAAGAGTACTGATGATCAGCGCAAGAAGATGTTTGAAGATCAGGTTCGCAAGGATTCCAAGGAAGAATGCGGATCCGATTCTGCAAGGGCTAAAATGATCAAAAGAATGAAGGGAGGAGACAAATAATGAGCATGGCAGTACAGACAAGTTATGGTTTCAGCTTTCCCAAGGGAGTAGCCGGCGGGCTGTATGATTTATCAGCCCATGAAGTAGCAACAAGACAGGCAGAAGGTGCCGGAGTAGCGTTTGGAGTTGGAGTTGTAATTGGCACCAACAAGGGCGTAGATGTAAAGATTCCTGTATCTTCTGCGACATCAGATGATTTCGAAGGTGTAGTTGTTCATAACTCCGTTATGGTGGAGATGGATATGGAAAACAAGGTTGCCATTGGAGATAAAAGCACAGTTGGATGCTTGCAGTATGGCCGTATCTGGATCAAGACTGCATCCAAGGCAAATCCTGCATACAAGGAAAAGGTTTACATGATTACGGATGGTGACGAAGCAGGATTATTCACTACTTCTGATGATGAATCCACAAAGGTCGAGGTAAACGCTATTTTCCTTGGCGAAACAGATACCGGAATTGCAAACGCAGAATTCAGACCGGGCGCCGTAATTAAGGCAGCCGCAACTGAGTAAGAGGAGGAAGTTAACAGATGAAAGAATTCAACAGAGATGACTACAACGCACTGAAAAGCTCAAACCTCGTGAAAGGGCTTGCAAATAGCGCACAGCTTCGCTTTGACAGTGTTGAATCTGCCACAGCATTCTTTGCAAGAGAACTTGATCAGGTAAAAGCAAAGACATATGACAAATTATATCCGGAGCTCTCCGCTCTGGCATACTTCCCTATTACCTCCGAGGTAAATGAGGGAGCAGAAACAACAACATACTACAGCTATGATATCACTGGAATGGCTGCCATCATCAACAACTATGCGACAGATCTTCCGAGAGTAGATGTAAAGGGAGAATCACACACTGCACATATCAAATCCATTGGCGACAGCTACGGATACAACGTACAGGAAATGCGTGCATCCAGAATGGCCGGTAAGTCCCTGGATGCAAGAAAGGGAGCTGCTGCAAGAAGGGCATCCGACTACATGGTTAACAAGATTGCCTTTGCCGGAGATGCAAAGCATAATCTTGTAGGAATCTTTTCTGAGGGTACAGATATTCCTCTGTATACTCTGTCTGAGGTTACTATTGATGGAAAGAAGTACACCGACTGGGCCCACAAGACTGCAGATCAGATTCTTGAAGATATCAATGGAATGCAGAAATTCGTTGACAAGATTACAATGTCTATCGAAAAGCCAGACACTCTGGCTCTTCCTGCATATGTATATATGGACTTGGCAACAAGACGAATTCCGGATACGGAAACGACTGTCCTCAGCTTCGTAAAAGAGCATGCTCCTTATCTGAAGAATTTCGAGAGCATGGCAGAGCTTCAGGATACAGCAACGGATATCAATACATCCGGAAAGAATGTTGCGTTCATGTATACTAAGGATGCTGAGAAATTCAGCCTTGAAATGCCGCTTCCTTTCTACCAGTATCCTTTGCAGGTACAGAAACTGGAAACAGAGATTCCTTGCGAGGCAAGAACCGCAGGACTCATCATCTATTATCCGCTCTCTATGCTTTTGGCGTATGGCGTGTAAGGAGGAAACAGCATGAAAGTAATCAACAAATCCAGAAAGATTATTGGAATAAACGGGGAGCCTTTGCTCCCCGGAGCAGATACAGAGTTGCTCGCAGGGCAGGAAACACATCCTGTTGTCAAGTTTTACCTAGAAAAGGGCATTCTTGTGGACGCAGAAGACACATCAAAAAAATCTGATGGTATTAGTGACTTAGAGAAAGCCAAGATTGCCGAGGCTGCCATTGCTGAATATAAGGCAAAACAGGAAGCCGTCATGGCCGCAAAAGCGGAGAAAGTGGCTGAAATCAAAGCTGTAAAATCTATGAAGAAAGAGGAACTGCAGCTGAAAGCCGCAGCTCTCGGGCTGGAAGCGGCAGACGATATCAAAGCGGAAGATCTGAAGGCAAAGATTCTGGATGTTCTTAACGCAGAACTTGAACAGATAGGCTAAGGAGGCACATATGGAAGCACTTGATATCATTAGAAAAACAATGCCTGAGTTCGAAAAGGTCGATGATGATACAATCAAGACTTTCATATCGCTTGCAGAGCCGTTGATATCAAAGAAACGATTCGGAAAACTGTATGAGCAGGCATTGGCATACTTATCGGCTCACAAAATGAAGCTGCGTGGGCTTGGAACATCAATAGGAATAGGCACAATAGGAGACACCTTTGGTCTTTCTTCTGTTTCGGAAGGAGAAACATCGGTGTCTTTTTCGTCCACTCAGCAAAGCCGCCTAGGAGAAGCTGATGGAGAATACGCTCTTACCATTTATGGTACAGAATATCTTAATCTGAGAAAGAGGGTTGCAATTCCTATAGTCTGCGGAGGGGAGACTGTGATCAGTGGGTGACGATAGGTTGACGCCGGAAGGAGAAAGAGTATTCCGAGAGCTGAAAAAGCTTGGAGATATGGTTGTTCAGATCGGATTCCAGCACGGAGCTGCCACAGAAGAGAATGGGGCGGATGTCTGCGATGTGGCAGCGTTCAACGAACTTGGCACCGAGACTATTCCGTCTCGTCCCTTCTTGAGAGATAGTGTTGACGACAATGAAGACGAGATAGTTAAATTTTTGCAGTCGAAAGTTGTTGATATTATACATGGAAAAACAGCAGAACAGGTATTGAAGGAAATAGGAGTATTTCAGAAGGATATGGTTCAGACAACGATAGAGGATGGTTATTTTGAGCCAAATTCAGAGGCAACTATCAGAAGAAAAGGAAGCTCTCATCCTCTTATTGATACTGGAACTATGAAGAACTCTGTTAATTTTGTCATAAAGAAGAAAGGGTGATTAAGGGTGCCTCTTGGATTGTGGAGGAAAAAGCATACTATACGACGATTCAATGGATGCATGGAGGTCCAAGATGGCTACGCCATTCCAGAATCGTACAATGACATAATTATACTAATGGATGTGCAAACAACTAAAAAAGGGCACGTAACAGATGAAAGCGGTGATTATACGCTACAGCGCCTCAAGGCTTTTTCGGATGATGAAGTTATGACAGCAAGCGAGGCTGAAAAACGAAGGGCTGACTGCCTGTGGTTCCAGGGGAAATGGTTTGAATGTGTATCATCTATTCTTAGTGAAAATACAGTATTGAAGCATTACACGAGTGAATGGATTCAGTGCTTGAACCAAGAGGAACCGCCGATAGATCCAGACCAAACAGAAAAAGAGGAGGAGGAAACTAAGGTATGACAATAGACGAAATGCAGGAACGGATGTTGAACATCTTGGCCGGATATTATAGAAATAATCATGTATTTCATGCGTCTCAAAAAATGCCAAGGTTTCCAAATCCGTATATAAATATCAAGTTTTATAAGCATAAGAAGACGAGCAGCCCGATATGCCGGTTTGATGAGCAAGAGCAGTGCTATAAAAATTACTGGACAGCTCATATGGATGCTGATATCAACCTATACACAAAGGGCGAGAATATAAACAAAGGAAAAGGAACCGCTGTCTACAAAGATACCTCTATGGGAGATCTGGAAGATTTTTTACTGTACCTTTCGTCTGATGAAATGGTGGATGCACTTGCAATAGAAGGATTAACCATAGAAACTGCAGATGTCGAAGGTCTTGGTGGGCTTGTTAATGATAACAGTACGTTTAATTACCGAGCAATGACTACGATTGGTATATCTTTCACAGAGAGCGCGTATGGGAAATATAATCAGCTAGGCATAGGAATTATACCAAATGCTAGCGGAGGCGGTTCAGAGGCGCTATTAGAGGCTTCTGACATCATTGAGACAATAAACTTAACAGGAGGATTTCAGAAATGAGCAATAACATTAACGATGTAGTAGATGTTACCATTGCAATCGAATCGCCGGCAACGGACAGTGCGTCCTTCTCAAATCTGCTGCTTGTGGTACCAAAACCGACAAATGCAGGCGACGAGGAAATGAACGGAGTTATTGTTGTCCAGAGCGCAAAGGACTTAACGGTGTTTGGCTATACGAGCGATGATGCAGCGTATAAAGCTGTTGCTGTAGCTTTTAATCAGGACATGAGACCGGATGAGATATATGTAATAGCAAGAGAAAAAACGCTTGAGGCTGATGAAACGATTGCAGACTGTCTTGACAGAGCTGTTTCAGTGAATAAGTGGTACGGATTTGCTTTGGTTTCTTATACAACATCATCCGACCTTGAAGCTGCGGCAAAGTGGGCAGAAGCAAACGGAAAGCTTTTTGGATTTACTTTTACATCCGGTAATTGCCCTATTAATATGTCACCATATAACAATACATTTGGATTTTTTGCAGGAGACATTAAAGACTCAGCTATTCCTGACGGTAATACATATGCGTCAATTGCGTATATGGCAAAATGCTTTTCCTACACCCCTGGATCCGAGACTTGGTCTCTCAAGACACTCAGGGGAGTGACGGCATCCAATCTGACACCTACGAAGGCAAAAACCTTGAAGGATGGGAATGTAAACTTCTATCGAACAATTGCAAACAAAGATGTGGTCCAGGAAGGAAAAGTTGGATCAGGAGAATGGATTGATGTAATCAGATTCAAAGAGTGGTTGATCAATAAGATTCAGATCGATGTTTTCAATTATTTGGTACAGAATCCAAAGATTGCGTACAACGATGGAGGAATCACTGGGATACAGAATGTGCTCGAGGCTGCTCTGTCTGCAGCACAAAAGAATAACGGAATTGATACAGACAGAATAAAGAGTGATGGAGAGGTTGAGAAGGGGTATACAATTACAGTTCCGCTGGCATCGGAGGTGAGTGCATCGGACAAGAAGAACAGAAAGCTCTCTGGAGTATCATTCACTGCACGTCTTGCTGGCGCCATTCATGAGACACAGATTAAAGGAACATTAGTATATTAAGCAGGAGGTAAATTGATATGGATGTAAAAACATACAATCCCAAAAAAGTAATCATTGCCCTTGGATCGCATGTTGTATCAGGATATGCAGATGATTCATTTATCACCATTGAATCTTCTGGAGACGGAACAACAATGAAGGTAGGGTGTGATGGAAGCGTCAACAGATCTGTAAGTCCAAACCAGGCATACAGCATTAAACTTGCACTTCAGCAGAATTCTCCTACAAGTTCATACCTCAATAAGAGATACGCCATGGATCAGGAGAATGGAGATGGACATTTCCCTATTATCATCAAAGACATCATGGGAAAAGAGCAGTTTTCCACAGATGTAGCGTGGGTAACAAAACCCGCTTCATGGGGAAGAGGTAAGGAAACGACAAATCGAGAATGGGAGCTTGCCTGTGGCGAAGGAAAGTTTGCTGAAAATTAAGTGGAGGTAGAAAATGATCAAACAAATTGAACCAAACAGGGTTTCGTTGTGCGGGGTAGATTTTGCAATCTACCCCTTTGGAGCTATGAAAGCCGCAAATCTATCCGGAGAACTCGGAAAATTTCTCGGACCGATTGTTGCTGGTTGCCTTCCACTGATAGGAAGCAACGATGATGATGTACTGTCCATGGATCTAAAGGATGCAATGCCTTTGATCACAG